AGATTCGGTCGTAAGACTAAAAATTTAATTGATAGTGAAGAATACAAAGATCTTTTTGATATATCTCTACAGCAGGATTCGAAAGCAGCGGGTCGTTGGGAAACAAACCAAGGCGGTGAATATTTTGCCGTGGGTGTTGAAGGAGCAGTCACGGGCCGTGGTGCGGATCTCTTGATTATTGATGACCCCCACTCGGAACAAGATGCGCAGTCCAAGGAAGGTCGAGCTTACGACAAAGCCTATGAATGGTATCAAGCAGGACCCAGACAACGTTTACAACCAGGCGGTAAGATTGTTTTAGTAATGACACGGTGGTCAAAGAAAGATTTAACAGCACAACTTTTAAAAGCACAGATGGAATCGTCTAAAGGAGATAAATGGGATATGGTAGAATTTCCAGCCATCATGCCATCAGGTAAACCTGTCTGGCCAGAATTTTGGGAATTAGAAGAATTAGAAAAACAAAAGGCATCGTTAGATGTTTCTAAATGGTCAGCTCAATGGATGCAGAATCCTGTATCAGAAGAAGGAGCCATTATTAAACGAGAATGGTGGCAGAAGTACGAAGAGAAACTTTCTCCAACCTTTCATTTTATTATTCAAAGTTACGACACGGCTTACTCGAAACGAGAAACAGCTGATTATTCAGCCATCACCACATGGGGTATTTTTTATCCCGATGAGAATCCTAAAAATCCTCATATTATGTTGATTGCTGCTGAAAAAGGCAGATGGGATTTTCCTGAACTAAAATCGGTAGCCCATGATCTTTATGAAAAGTGGCGACCGAATATCTGCATCATTGAGGCGAAAGCCACAGGACAGCCCTTGATTGACGAACTACGAACCACGAACATTCCTGTTCAAGCTTTTATTCCAGGTAAAGGAACCGACAAACATTCTAGAGTGCATATTTGCTCTAGTATTTTTCACGATAAAAAGGTACATTACCCATCAAACGAAGAGTTCGCTGACGATGTTATCGAAGAATGCGCTTCGTTTCCTTTTGGGTCTAATGATGATTATGTGGATAGTACCACACAAGCATTGATGCGCTTTAGACAAGGAGGGTTTATAAAATTGGAGATGGACTTTGAAGACGAACCTAAATTCAAAAAAAAATACGAATATTATTAATGCTCAAAAAAATAATATTTATAATCATTTTAATTATGGCAAATAGTAACATAGACAAAGCAATTACTTCAGATGAGTTTGATAAAAATGAAAACGATTTAGATATTTATTCTAATTATCTAAAAGGTTGGGAAGGCTTTAGTGGCAAAGCTTATAAACCGGTAGAGAGTGAAGAACATTATACGATTGGTTATGGGCATTATGGCTCGGATGTAAAACCTGATGATGTTATGACGGAAGGGGCGGCTTTAGGTTTATTGAGGGATGATATTAACGATCGTCTACCTGTTATTAAAGGAAGAATTAAAAATTTTGATAGTTTGCCTATAGATTTGAAAAAGAACATTGTGAGTTCTTGGTTTAGAGGGTCTTTATCAGGAAGTCCAAAAACGATTGAATTAATTAATCAAGGAAAATATAAGGAAGCTTCTGAAGAATTCTTGAATAATGAAGAATACAAGAATGCAGCAGAATTAGGAAAACCAGGAATTATCAAAAGAATGGATGCAACTTCTAAATCTTTACTTGATTTTGGAACTACACTTGAAAACGAATAGAAAACCTTATATGGATAAAGCATTGGAGAAATAAATGGCAGAAATTGACAAAACGCTTCCGAACGTGAAGCAGAAGGTAGAAATTGCAGGACCTGAAGAATCTCAAGTCGACATTCAAGAAACAGTAGAACAAGCCCCAAAAGGTGTAGAAGTAACTCCAACAGAAGATGGCGGTGCAGAAATTAATTTTGATCCAAGGTCCGTGAATCAAGAACAAACGGAAAATCATTTTGACAACTTGGCTGAACTTTTACCCGATGATGTTCTCGATCCCTTAGGCAATTTACTTTATACGAATTATCAAGATTACAAAACATCTAGACGAGATTGGGAACAATCTTATACATCAGGATTAGACCTTTTAGGATTTAAATACGAAACACGAACTGAACCCTTTAGAGGAGCATCAGGGACCACGCATCCTGTGATGGCAGAAGCGGTTACTCAGTTTCAAGCTCAAGCTTACAAAGAACTTCTTCCTTCTGACGGACCTGTTCGTGCACAAATTTTAGGAATGCCTGATCGAAATAAAGAAGATCAAGCAAATCGAGTTAAAGATTTTATGAACTATCAGATTATGAACGTTATGAAAGAATATGACGCAGAATTTGATCAAATGTTATTTTATTTACCATTATCAGGCTCTGCCTTTAAAAAAGTTTATTATGATGATTTATTGGGACGAGCTGTATCTAAGTTCGTACCGGCTGACGACTTAGTGGTTCCGTATTCTGCTACCTCATTAGAGGATGCGGAAGCCATTATGCATGTTGTGAGAATGTCTGAAAATGATTTAAGAAAACAACAAGTCGGAGGATTTTATCGAGACATTGAAGTAAGACCAGGATTTTTTCAAGAATCAGAACTTCAGAAAAAAGAAAAAGATTTGGAAGGTGTTTCAAAAGGAAAAAACGAAGAGATTTTTACTCTTATCGAATGTCATGTTAATTTAGATTTAGATGGTTTTGAAGAAACAAGTTCTTCAGGAGAAGCAACAGGCATTAAGCTGCCTTACATTGTAACGATTGAAGAAGGCACAAGAAAAGTTTTATCTATTCGAAGAAATTTCGAACCAGGTGATCAAAATAAGAAAAAAATTCAATACTTTGTTCATTTCAAATTTCTACCAGGACTAGGCTTTTATGGCTTTGGTCTAATACATATGATTGGTGGATTAAGCAGAACGGCAACGTCTGCTCTTCGTCAATTGTTAGATGCGGGTACACTCTCCAATCTACCCGCAGGATTTAAAATGCGTGGCATTAAAATGAGAGATGAAGCTCAAGCTATTCAACCAGGTGAATTTAGAGATGTAGATGCGCCGGGTGGTAACTTAAGAGATGCTTTTATGATGCTTCCGTTTAAGGAACCTTCAGCAACCTTATTACAACTTTTAACAATTGTAGTGTCTTCTGGACAACGATTCGCATCGATTGCTGATATGCAAGTTGGTGATGGTAATCAGCAGGCAGCGGTTGGAACAACCGTGGCTTTACTCGAAAGAGGATCAAGAGTGATGTCGTCTATTCATAAAAGATTATATGCAGCCTTAAAAGTTGAGTTTAACTTACTTTCAAAAGTATTTAAAACATATTTACCACCTGTTTATCCTTACGATGTCGTAGGAGGACAAAAACAAATTAAACAAGCAGATTTTGATGATCGTGTGGATATTATTCCCGTGGCAGATCCAAATATTTTTTCACAAACGCAAAGAATTTCTATTGCACAAACAGAATTACAACTTGCTCAATCTAATCCAGGGCTTCACAATTTATACAAAGCCTATCGAGATATGTATCAAGCTTTAGGAGTTAAAAATATTGATTCAATTTTACCTCCACCTCCTCCACCACAACCTAAAGACCCCGCATTAGAACATATTGATGCTTTATCAGGAAAACCTTATCGTGCTTTTAAAGGACAAGACCACAGAGCTCATATTACTTCGCATTTAAGTTTTATGTCGACAAATATGGCAAAAAATAACCCTATGATCATAGGAAGTTTGGAAAAAAACATTTTTGAACACATTTCTTTAATGGCAAATGAACAAATTGAAATAGAATTTCCAGAACAAATACAACAAATGCAAATGATGCAACAAAATCCTCAAATGATGCAGAATCCACAAGCTCAACAACAAATGCAACAGATGATGATACAAATTGAGGCTAGAAAAGCTAAACTTATTGCTGAAATGATGGAAGAATTTATGATTGAAGAGAAAAAAATCATCTCTCAATTTGATAATGACCCAATTGCTAGACTTCGAGCAAGAGAATTAGACCTTAAAGCGATGGATGACCATAGAAAAGTTCAAGAAGGTCAAGATCGTATCAATTTAGATCGTATGAAAGCGATGATGAATCAAAGTACACAACAAGAAAAGATAGGACAGAACGAACAATTGGCTGAATTAAGAGCAGAAACGTCTTTAGAAAAACAAGAAATGGCAAATCAAGCTAGAAAAGAACTTGCCGGAATGAAACCAAGAGGTAAATAATCTATGCTACCGTATCGACTACTATTTAATCTTGGTTCTAAAGCCGTAGGTGGTTTTATGCAAAAAAGAGCAGAAAAAAAGGCAGTAAAACACCAAATTGCTTTAAAAGAAATTGAAACAGGTGCCATAAGAGCTAAAAGAAATGGTTCTTTAATATTAGATCTTATTTTAGGAGCTTTTATTCTAGCACCCTTAGGTGTACTAGCTTATGGTGCTTATTTTGGAGATTCAGAAATTTTAGAACGTACTGATTTTTATTTTGCTAGACTTAAAGAAATACCTGAAGTATATTTATACTTAGTTTTCATCGTTGTAGGTGGAAATTACGGAATATCTGTTACTAATTTATTAACAGGAAAAAAATTTAAATAAATATGGCTAAAAAAAGTAAAACAGAGATGTATAGAGAATTAGGTAGAAAAGGTGGTAGCACCGCAGATTTTAAAGCTCTTTATTTTAAATTAAAAAGTAAAGAGGGAATTAAAGATATTAAACCTACAGGACCTAGTCTTGAAGATGTTTTAAAAAGATATGGAAATAAAAATGGTGGTTTAATTAAAGTAGGATTACCTAAATTAGCAACAAAAGGATGGAAATAATGCCAGGAATAGAAATAAAAGGAAGAAGTAAAATAGCAACATACCGTCATGGTGGTAGAGTTAAGTATGCAACAGGAACAAGTGATACTCATGTAACTAAAGATGGACGTACAGTAAAAAAAGGTCTTTACTATTATATGAATAAAGCAAAAAAAGAAGGTAGAAGTAAACCAGGTAAAGGAACTGTTACTGATAAAGCTTTAAAACAATCAGCAAAAACAGCAAAGGCATAATGTTTTCTGCTATTGGAGTTAAAGGTGGAAGAACTGTCGGCATTGGCCGTGGTGGTAAAAATTTAATCGAAAATAAGAAAAAAAATAGAGTCAATCTTAATGCAGGTGGTTACATAGGAAGTTCTATTAAAAGTGAATATGATGGAAAAATTTTATCAAACAAATCCCATGAAAAATACTATAAAGGAATGATTTAATGCCAGGTATAGCTTTAAGAGGACATGGAAGAGCCTATTATAAAAATGGAGGATCTCCTGCTTGGACAAGAAAAGAAGGTAAATCAGAATCAGGTGGATTGAACAAAAAAGGCAGAGCAAGTTATAAAGCTCAAACAGGTGGTACATTAAAAGCACCAACAAAATCAAAAACAAGCGGAAGACGTAAATCATTTTGTGCAAGAATGACTGGTATGAAGAAAAGATTAACGTCTGCTAAAACAGCACGAGATCCAAATTCAAGAATTAATAAAGCATTAAGAAAGTGGGATTGCTAGTGGATCCATTAGTTATTGTTGCTAAATTACAAAAAATTTTAAGAGAAAATCTTCAAAGAATTGGTGACACTATGATTAGTGGTGGTGTTGACAATATGGAAAAATATCAGTATATGTTAGGACAAGCACGTACCTATCAGTACATGTTACAGGAAATCTCTAACCTGCTAAAGCAAAAGGAGCAAAAAGATGAACAAGGAAACATTATCAACATCACAGGAAAACCCAAAGCATAAACTAGCTTTGGAAGAAAAATACAAAGAAGAATCATTAAAATTACCAAAGCCAACAGGTTGGCGTATTTTAGTTTTACCCTTTAAAATGAAGGAAAAGACAAAGGGTGGAATTTATATGGGGCAAGATACTTTAGAGAGACAACAACTTGCAGCTCAATGCGCTAATGTTTTGGCGGTAGGACCCGATGCTTATAAGGATAAGGAAAGATATCCTGAAGGTCCGTGGTGCAAGGTGGGAGATTGGGTAATCTTTGCACGTTACGCAGGGTCAAGAATAAAAATAGAAGGTGGGGAAGTTCGTTTGCTAAATGACGATGAAATTTTAGCGACCATCAGGAATCCAGAGGATCTCCTGCATGAATTTTAACAACCATAGGAGGAACTATGCCAGATAAAGAATCTGAAACAAAGGAAAAAGTAAAAAAAGAAGAACCAATGGTAGATTTAGATACTTCGGGTCCAGGAGCCGAAATTGATCTACCCGAAGAAAAAACCAAAGAAGAAAAATCAGAAATAGAGGTAAAAAATGAAAAAACTATTGAAGACAATTCTAAGTCCGATGACACAGTTGAGAAATCTGATGAGCAGTTGGATGTTCGAGATAGTAAGGACAGCGAAGAACCAGTACAAGAGAAAAAAGAGGAAGTAAAAAAAGAAAAAGAGCTCGATGAGTATAGTGACGGTGTTAAAAGACGTATTGCTAAACTTACGAAAAAAATGCGTGAAGCGGAAAGACAAAAAGATGCCGCTTTAACGTATGCTAAAAAAGTTCAAGAAGAACAAACTTTTTTGAAAGATCGATTAACTAAATTAGATACAGGATTTGTGTCTGAAATGGAAAATCGAATTAACTCTAGTTTAGAAGCAGCACAAACGAAACTTCGTAGTGCTAGAGAAGCTGGAGATATTGAGTCTGAAGTTAAGGCTCAAAAAGACATTGCACGTTTAGGTTACGAAGAAGCTAGATTAGCTGAAATTAAATCTAAACAAACAATAAAAGGTAAGGAAGATAGCGGGGAAGTAATCAAACAACCAACAATTACTCAACAAGAACAACCTTTACCCCCTCCAGATCCACAAGCAGAAGAATGGGCAAGTAAAAATACTTGGTTTGGCACAGATAATGCCATGACCTATACTGCTTTTGATCTACATAAGAGATTGGTAGAGGAAGAAGGTTATGATCCAAAAAGTGAGGAATATTACTCTGAAATTGATAAGAGAATAAGAGTTGCATTTCCACAGAAATTTGGTAATAATAGTGCACAAGAAACGATCAAGCCTGTACAGAACGTAGCTTCGGCTAAAAGAAGTAACAGGGGAACTGGTCGCAAAACTGTGAAACTCACATCATCACAAGTAGCAATTGCTAAAAAACTAGGTGTGCCACTTGAAGAGTATGCGAAACATTTAAACGTGAAGGAATAAGCATATGAAAAAAGAAGATAAAAAAACTCCACACGCGTCCAAAACTAGAGAAAAAACCTCTAGACCAAAAGTTTGGACTCCACCATCATCTTTGGATGCACCCCCTGCACCTGACGGGTACAGACATAAGTGGATAAGAGCAGAGAGTATGGGCTTTGACGATACGAAGAACATGGCTGCTAAACTTAGATCGGGATACGAGCTTGTAAGAGCTGATGAATATCCAGGAACTGAATATCCAACTATAACTGAAGGAAAATACAAGGGGAACATCGGAGTTGGCGGCCTATTGCTGGCTAGGATACCAGAAGAGATCGCAAAATCTCGTGCTGAATATTTTAATAGAATGACTCAGGACGCAGATGAAGCAGTACAAAACGATCTTCTGAAGGAACAGCACCCCAGTATGCCGATCAGCAGTGATCGACAGACTCGTGTAACCTTCGGTGGCGATAAGAAGAACTAGTTTTTAGTAATTCCTAATCCAACGAAATTAAAGTAAACCGTAAACCACGAATAGTGGTTTACAAAGGAGAAAAAACTATGGCGAATCAAGACGCAGCTTTTGGTTTTAGACCAACAAGATCACTTGTAGGTGGACAAATCAGAACTGAAGAATATGCAATCGCAGCAAACTACGGATCAGATATTTTTACTGGTCAAGTAGTTGAAGCAGTTGCAGCCGGTGGTATCGAAGCAGCCGCAGCTGGAGACACTCAACAATTAGGTGTTTTCGGAGGCGTGTTTTATACTGATCCGACAACAAGTAAACCGACATGGAAAGCTTACTACGCAGCAAGCACTAACGCTTCTGACTTGAAAGCTACCGTATATGCAGACCCTTATATCGTGTTTGAAGCACAGCATGATGGTACAGGCACAGCAGCTATGAACAATTCAGCATTGGATTTCGTAGGTGTAGCTGGAAGTACATCATCTGGTCAATCAACTTCAGAATTAGATACATCTACTTCTGGAACTGGTGCAGGCTTTAAACAAATCGGAATCTCAACAGATCCTGATAACAGCGATACAGATACAGCAAATGCTAACGCATATTGTGTATTTAGTACTGGCGAGCATGTATTTAAATTAATCACAGCCGTATAATAGGAGATATATAATCATGGCAATATCACGATCACAACTAGTCAAAGAACTAGAGCCAGGTTTGAATGCACTATTCGGCTTGGAATACAAAAACTATGCTAACGAACATGCAGAAATTTTCGATACAGAAAATTCAGACAGAGCTTTTGAAGAAGAAGTTATGTTATCTGGATTCGGAAATGCTGCTGTAAAACCAGAAGGTTCAAGTGTCAACTACGATGCGGCACAAGAAACTTTCACGGCTCGTTACACGCATGAAACGCTTGCTTTAGCGTTTTCAATCACTGAAGAAGCGATTGAAGATAACTTGTATGACAGACTTGCGTCTAGATATACAAAAGCATTAGCTAGATCTA